ACCTAACCCTTATTACCTTACTAATGTACGACAATTTATTGGATTTACCAAATTTTAAATGTTAAAAAATGTTAAATTTAATATCCAATGAATTCCAACTTAACCTCAGGAATAATACCTTTACTTACTGCATATGGGTATTCTTCATTCAGCCAGAAGTTTTGAACGTTTTCAAGCTCTCTAAGAGTTTCATTATAGATATCTTCAAAATCAAATCCAGTACCATACCCAGTTGGACAAACAATAGAAGAAACCTTTCGTAAAAGTTCCTCATCATCCGTATGTTTAGCGTTTTTTAACTGAATTAATATTTCAATCTTCATCAAATCGGCCACCTTATCATTGTGGTCATACATTTCGTTACTCCAAGGTTTTGTGATTTGGATTCCGTACTTAGTGTTTAATGGCTTTTTCATATTTTTTAATTTTTACTTATTAAATGAGGTTAACTCTAACCCTTTTACTATGTAAATATACGAAAAAAGCATGGTATTACCAAACTTCCAATGTTAAGAAATTGTTAAGTATTTTTAAGTTTGTGCAAACTCTCTGTAATTTGTGATATAAGTTTTGAGGGGTGGGTAATTATCTGATGATATTAGGGTAGTTCTTCTATTTGTGTTTTCTATACCTGCTTCTTTAATACTACCATCGGGGTTCTTTATATCAACAATAGGGCCGGATATTTTCCATCTTATTTTGAACTTTTTCCATAATATAGAATCCAATCCCTTATCAGTTCCTACTTTTCCAAAATCCTTTTTAGATAACTCTAAGAAAGAATCATCATTTACCTTTTGTGCAAAGTATCGTTCCATCCAACCCCGCTTTATATCAGAATTGGTTGGTGTTAGTTGTGATGGGTTAGGTGTAATTGATTTTTTTACATCCAATGTTTTTATATTATCGTACTCAAAGTTTTTTGCTAAATCAAATCCTACATCAGTTTGTTGATTTAATTTTTTGATATCTACATATGGAATTAAGATTCTTGATTTAGTATTAACAAATGATGGTTCTGAAAATACCTCACCAGTCGTATATGTATGATACTGCCCAATGTATTCAACATTATCAGTAAACATCCATTCAGAACCATCGGTAATTAATCCAGTTGTTATCTGTGCTTTAGTGTAATATATACGGTTTCGTTTATCAGCCATGTTAGTTCTATTTAATTCTCATTACAGTTTCATATGTAGTTGACCAATCACCTTGTCCATCAAATGAATGTTCAATTGAGATTATAGGAAAATCGATGCCTTTTTTGGTATACACCGTTGGCATACGGTCAATCATTATGGGAGACATATACTTTACACCTGAAATACCATCAATCGTTACCCCTAATTTTAACATCATTGGAACTTCACCAAACGAACCTACCGATATTGTGTCGGCGTTTTGACCTACAAATTTTTGAATAAGAGAAGTTAATGAACTTGCTTTTTCAGAAGTATACCCCTCTACACCCATATTCGTTTTTGCCTGTGTTATCATTTTTGCCGTTACAATAGTATTTTCATCAGCCTTAGTTTTCTCAACCTTTAACTTATCACAATCAGAATATAACGTCGATATCACTCTGAAATTTGAACTTCCTTCTTTCATAGATTTTGAAGTTGTCCGCATCAACATATCAGAATCGAAATCACTTTGAAGACTTACGTTTCGTGTAATTGAGTTTTCCCCTAATACTGAAAATATGTATGGTTTTGAATCCTCTTTTTTTGCTTTGGTTCTTATCATAGCCCGATTTATAATGTCGAAGGTCATTTGGTTCTCTGGGCTAGGTTGTTTTGAATCTAAGTCAGTAATTTTTGGTCGGAGTTGTAACCTAACAATACCACCGGTATCAGTTTCTATTATAGAAAATAGTTTTGACAAAAAATCCTTTGTTTTGGGTGGGGCTTTTACTCCATCTTTTCCAGAAGCACTACTTTGTAAACCACTATAGGCATCAGCTAACACGTTTGTATTAATAAATATTTGTTCGATTTCGCTAGAATTGGATGGTAACGGAATGTCGTAACTTTTTGTGAAGTTAATTCCACCTTCTGTACCATACTGCCCAGCATTTCCTATTGGTATAAAAGTTCTAAATGGGTTAGCTGAACCAAAATCTTTAAATTCTTTTGGTGAGTATTTGAATTCATCAGTAGTACCATGAATATTAATATTAAACAAACCATCGGATGTTTTAGTAGTATCGTTTAAATACCTAATGATTGAACCTAATGATGTATATAATACAGTTTTATCATTACCACCAGATAAAAAATCTAATACACCACTCGATGGTTCTTCCAACTCTAATGCGGCGAAGTCGTATTTTTTTTCGTACCTTCGGAATTGAACTTCATTATTTTCTAATCCATCAGCGGTATCCGTCTTACCTTCTTTTATACCGAACGATTGTCTACCCATTAATATAAAAGTTTCTATTGGATTTGCGAATACTTTATCTATTCCAGTTATTTCCGTCTTTAATCCAAGTGATTCGGTAGTACGTTCCCCACCCATAGTTTCTTGTCCAAACAACGATGCTCCTGACATTGCTTTAACATTACAATTATAACTACCATCGGAATCCATTGAGAATCCAAAATTATATATAGAAGCAAGGATTGAATCGGTATTTACTACATCAGTACTACCTCGCCATCCAAAGGATACTTTCATCTCCCCACCAAGTCTAAAAAATCCCTTCTCTACTTTATCCATTTGGTCTTTGCTCCAAACTTTAAAGGATGCCTCTATTTCATACAAATATGAATTGGTATAATCACTACCACCTTCATTTCTAATATTAACCGATTGGAGTGTTATGTTAGGTCGTCTAACACCGTTATCAGTAGTATACAGTTTACCTGAATTAGTATCACCTATTTTTAAAGATGTATCTGATACACAAATGTTAGTTGCAGTTTCGCCTGTAAGTTCTAAATTAATGTATGCGTATTTTTTGTACTTCCACGAATCAGGCATATTACTACGTCTGTCTAATTCTTTTTTAGCGGCTTCACTAAATATTGGATTAAATGGGTTTTCCATAACTTATTCGTTTAATTCGTTATATTCTCTTACAATTGTTAAATAATCGTGTGGTATTCTAATCTGTACTCCGATTGGAACTGTTAGATTACCTTTTCCTATATTATTTGCTCTTGCTATAATCCACCATAAGGCTGCATCTTCGTAATATTGGAATGCAAGATTATCTAACCTATCGTGTCTAGCACCTATGATATAAATATCATTTAGATTACGTTCTATCGCAGGGTATTGGACTGATTTCCGATATCTCTTACCTTCTTCTGTCTTTACTATTGTTATATTTTCATATCTATTCATAATCTACCTCTAAAATACTGTATCATAAACTTTTTCCATTGTAGATGATGGAGTTTCTCCTAGAATTTTTAATCCTATTGATACATCAATACCCATTGGTAATTCACCTACGTTATTATCTAATGCGAGGTCCCATGGGGTTTCATCTGACATTGAATATGATAATGATTCGATGAATGCTTGTCGTTTGTTAAACAAACTACCCAAACGGAAATTAATTAGTTGTCCACTATATCCAGGGTCACCATTATATACCGGCATAGTCATTTTTGATAACTGAGATAGTTTTTTATATATAGGCATCATTTCAATACGGGAGGTTGCATAAATTTTAAAGGCAAATGATAAACTTCGTTCGAATGTTTTGTATTGATATGCTTGGTCTGCTCTACCATTGTACTTTATAGAATCCCATGATGGTGAGAATGTATCGGTTATTCCTGAAACCGTTCCTCTGAATTGAATTCTCGTCTTATCAGATGTTTTGAACTGTAAGTGAATTAAATCATTTAAGACAGCATCGCCTACATCAGATGCATTTACTTTATCAAATCTATCTAGAAATCCTGCCTTTTTTGGGTCTGTATTATCATAATCTACTCTATTTTCACCTGTACCTAATTTACCAGGATTTCCAAAATTAACTCTTGCGTTTATGTTTTTTTCAGTATAGTTTTCTTTTTTGGCTCGATTAGATTCATTACTATCTTTTGTTAACAAACTTCTGAAATCTATATCTGATGTTTCCCCGGAAACTCTATTGGGCATATCACCATATGCAATGGTTTCGTAATCGTTGATTACTTCTGAGCCGGGTATATTTTTGCCAATATCATCGCCGGCTGCATTTGTTGCATCATAGTTCCGGCCTTTAGCATCTTGTAATGGTGCGCCTCCACCTGCGAACTTCCTAATGTTTCCAGATTCAACTAATTTTTTTAACCGTTCTGCTTTATTTTGGTTTACAGCTGCTGGTTCAGGTATACTATCGGTAAATCCCGGATTAGGTGTGATAGTCTGAACGAATGTACCATACCGATTATCCTCAGTATTACCGTAGAATACATCATATCGGGTATCTTCATCACGTCTAGGAAATTTACCGTTTGGAATTAATCCATATACTGAATTAGGTCCACCTATTCCTTGAAGCCTTGAATGAGGTGAGCCTGTAAAGGTAGATGAGGTTGATGTCCCGTAAAAAGTAGAAAACGAATCTTTCCATAATCCAACTAACCTATTACCAACTATTGGTGCACCTATTATTAACTTACCAGCCCTATGTGCTATTGCTTTTTGCTTTTGTACCGATTCATATGAACCATCATTTAAATCAAATGGTGTGAATCCATGTCTATTTGGGTGTAATCCAATCTGTACACCAATTGCAGATGCTAATGTGTTTATAGGTGTCCACATTTTTGTACGTCTGATTCCACCAATCTTTTCCACATTTGGATTTGATTGTTGTAATCCAAATTGCTTAACACCCCATAATAACCCTTTGATGGATACCATCCACTTACCAAGTCTAATTGCATCTATAACTGCTCTTGTAGTTGATGTTATTATACCACCTCTGATAAGTCCATCATCTAAATCAATGTTAGTACCTGGTATACCAAAGTTTTGAGGTTCGTTTCCCTTCTTACCCTTACGTTGTATACCTCTAAGAATTAGTGGATGGTCAAATGCAGTCATTCCAGTATTATGTGCATCATCTCTTAGATTAAATTTAGAATACATCTCATCTAAGAACGATGGTGAATTCCGCATCTCTTGTAGTTTGGATATTTTACCTTTAGTCAAATCTAATGCAAAATCACCTCTTTGGAATGAATCCATATAATAGGTGCTGTCTTGGTTGTAACTTTGCTTTTGACCTGATGATTGTTTTTGTAATTTAAACTTACCATAACCAGGTGCTGATGATAAATCATCATGTATATAATTAGAAAAACTACTGTATTCAGATGAATCAGTATCCCACTTATTTTGTTCGTTTGAAATCCCAGTAAACTGTGATGGTGATTTATGCTTTTGATTTAATGTAAACCCGCGTGATTGTGATTTTCCGTCATTTGGAAAGAAATCAACAGTTCCTATATTACCAAATAATGAGTTATTATTCCATATATCTTGCGTTTTTCCTACACCAGTAAATTCGGATGGAGCTTTATGAAATTTATTTAAAGAAAACCCAGTTGAATGAGTATCTGTTATAAAATTAGAAGTTTTAAGTTTACCATATACTGATGAATTCCCATCGAATGAACTTTGGGGTTTGTTTATACCATTGAACTTAGATGGTGATTTATGCTTTTGTTTTGATGTAAACCCTTTAGCATGAATATCTGTAATAAAGTTAACTTCGGTGGGTGTTGTTTCCCCTAAGAACCTAGATTTATTGTTAGATGGAGTTTGTGTTGTTTCACCTAAAAACTTAGATGTGTTATTAGATGGAGTTTGTGTTGTTTCACCCAAAAACTTAGATGTGTTATCTGCTGAATTAGGAGTGGTTTCACCTAAAAACTTAGATGTGTTATCTGCTGAATTAGGAGTGGTTTCACCTAAAAACTTCGATTCCCTATTAGATAGAGTTGGGGTTGTTAATCCTAAGAAGTTTTCGTTATTATCAAATTTATTAGGAGTTGTTTCACCTAAGAAGCTAGATTGATTATCAAATTTAGTAGGAGTCGTTTCCCCTAAGAACTTAGATGTGTTATCTGAATTGGTTGGTGTTGTTTCACCTAAGTAACGTTCTTCTAAACTTAATGGTTTAGTAGTGGTTTCACCTAAAAACTTTTCAGAGTTATTAGATGGTGTAGGTGTGGTTTCACCTAAGAACTTAGATGTGTTATCCATATTTTTTGGATTAACACCCTCTTTATTAGTAGTTGTTTGAGAACGTGGAATCTTTGGTGCTGATTCTACCATAGAACTTAAAGGTGTTTTGTTTAAGTTTTTGTTAACAGTTACTCTTTCTTTAGATTCCAACGGGTCTTTCTTTGGCATCCTAAACTTTGAAAGGTCTGATTTTAAATCTTTTAATGCCATAGTTATTTCCTATATACGTTTTTAGATACACCCTGTCTACTTTGAATTTTTGTTATTTCAGAAACTACTTTACCATCTACACTTATTAGTATAGGTTGAGACTGAATATCACCACGTAATCCATTAATAGCATCTATTAACTTAGAATCCGAATTATCTGAATTTGTATCAACATCATCTGAACCACCACCCATCATATCACCAATACTATCAGCAATTCCCATTAAACTAGGTGCAAGTAGAACAGTTACTGCTCCTAACCCTGTAAGAGCTAGTAACCCAGGTATCCCCATCATACCAATTGCAGCCAATCCGAATGCAACACCCATAAGAGCGGGTCCTAATAGTAACATAGCACCTACATTATCCATAGTTACTACATTCATCATATTAACAAGTCCATCTGATACTGCTGTAATGATTGGTGGTATTTCTGAGAATATACCTATTATAACATTTCCTATATTGGTAACTATTAAACCAATTCCTTCGAATACAGTTTTAAGTACCCCACCGATTTCTACAATTGCAGGTGTAGCTAAGTAAAGTGCCGCACCGAACCCAATTACAGCAAGTGTTAATGCTAATAAGACGGGAACTCCAACAGAACCGGCTGCTAATCCTGCAATTCCTAAACCTATTGATGATAATGCAGTACCTATCCCTGCACCTATTGATGCGATTCCCGAGCCAACTGCTCCGGTAATGGAAATTATACCTGCACCTACTGATGGGATTAGCATTGCTACAACGATTAGGGCTGCACCAATACCTACAATTGCAGCGGTAACTTTAGCCCACATTGGCATTCCTCCTATCATAGCCATTATACCATTTCCAGTTTCTTCAGTACTTTCTTTTTGAGCCAGTAATGTTTCTTCTGTGGCATCTTTATTTGTTTTTTGAAGTTCTACTAATTCAGCTGCAAGTGTTGCTTGTTCTGCTGTAGCGTTACGCATATTATTCATCTCTTCGACTGATAGATTTAAACCATCTGCCATTAACTGCTGCATCCTATGGTTGGTTTCAAACCCAGGACCCATTAGAGCAATTTGGTCATTGAGTGCTTTTGCTAGCCCCGCTTCATCATCTGCGAGTTTTGCTTGATTTATTGCATTAAAGTTTATTTCTTTTCCACTCATAATTCTGAGCTTCATTGCACTTCGCATACTACCTTCAATATCTAAAGCTTCCCGCATCATTGCGTTCATTTTCTTTACATCTAAACCTTGCTTTTTTATTTCTAATCCTTTTCTTGCTTCTGCTAGTGCTTGTTCGTGAGATAAACTACCGAGCTTCATTTGATTCAGAACTAGCATTTCCATAGCGGGACCCGCAGTCATACCCATTGAGGTTGCCATTGCTTCAATATCATCCGTTAATTTAGTTTGATTATGCCCAGCGTTTTTGAGTGACCTTGCTAATGATGTACCAGAAGCGTCATCCCCACCTAATAACTTTGTAAGTCTAGTTGCATCTGTTATTAATTGTGATGGAACTTGTACCCTACCCATAGTGTCTACTAAAGCCATAGCAGATGCTCGCATTTCCTCAGTTGAATAAAGTAGCCCCTCCATAGAGTAGCTAGCTCCCATAATATTAGCTTCAAGTGCAGTTGAATCTTTAGCACTCATACCCAATGTTTGGTTTAATTCAATACCACGCCTAACCATATCGATTATAAACTTTAGTGCAGCTGTGAGAGCTACCACCATTATAGCTACAGCAGTCCCAGCGGCTAACATTTGACTTACTAATTGGCCAGCTGGTCCAAGTGAACCTAATAATTCATCTTTTGCACCCTTTAATCCATCTTTAAGTGTTTTGGTAGTATCTGCTTCTTCTTTGGATTTAACCAACAGTTGTTTTGCTGTATCTAATCTTTTGTAATGCTCTGCGTTTATTGCCTTACCTTTGGAAACGGCTTCATCTAAGAGTTTATCCTGAGCTTGTTTAATTGCTTCAATTTTGTCTTCGGTAGATACTGATTCTAATAATGATTTGTTTAAATCTTGTTGAACAATTTGAGCATTGGTAGATATTCTTTCTTTATTTTTGACAGACTGAAGCAGTTTGTCTTGAAGACCTTGCTCCAGTTCTCTGAGAGTAATCTCATCCTGAAGAAGTTTATTAAATTCACTTTGTTCTTGATTCTTTTTTGCCATTGCAATTATACCGAATTAAATAATCTATCTACCCATTTTTCTTTTTTGTGCTTCAACTGCTCTAAACGCTTTTACTAATGCGGCTAAATCTTCTTTATCTTTAGTAGTTGGTGCTGATTTTATTAAATCATCTATTTGAGATTTAACATTATCTAATGTATTTTTTAACTTACTCCGTTTACTTTTAAAAATATCAAATAAACCCTCACTAACCTCTAGTTCATTAAAGATTTCCTTAACAGTTGATAGTTTTATTTTTGCCATAATAGATTCCTTATTAAGTTACTTATCTATAAATATGTAAATACCCAACATTTCTGTTGGGTATCCTATTATCTTTTTGATTTAGCTTTTTTCATAGCTGTATCATGTTGCTTCTGTTCTTCTTTTTTAAATTCTATTATTTTACTGATGTAGAATTTCCTAGACCAAACGGGTAGGTTATATACATCTGTAAATGTAAATCCACCATTACCATGATAGATTAAATCAAATATTTGGGAATGCAACTGCTTTCGGTAGTTAAGACTTAGGCCAAAAAAACCCGGCCTCCATAGGCAGTAGCATATTCCTCCTTTCACCAGTCTCATCTGATACAAATTCCCATGTTAAATCTATATCAGGTGTAACTTCACTTATATGCGTTCTTAAAGCCTTTGAATCTACTGCGAATAACTCATTATCCACAAAATTAGTGATTATCTTTTGGTCGTATTCACCATCAACTGATAAAATCATATTTTTTAATCGAGTTGTTAAATCTTTAGAGGTTTCATCTTTTAATTTCTTACGTGCTTTTTTACTTTCTTCTAACTGATGTTTAATCTTACGTTCTTTACTTTCAGTTAGTGCTTGAAATGTTACCATTCTCTTAGAGCGGGGTAATTCAAATTCGTATTCGTTTTTGTTTAATTCAGTTTGGCCTGAACCATCATACCCTTTGTTTTCAAATTGAGTTAAATCAATTATATCTTTCTGAGTTATGTTTGATGTGGTAGGGTCATCGATTTCAACTTCGTAATCTTTACCATAACCTAAAACACGCGATGCTATCATAATTGCGTTTTTATCGCCTGTTACTAAATCAACGTATTTGATTGGCAATCCATCACCATTCGATATAATTAGTGCTTGAAATAATCTATCCAATACACTACCATCTTTAATGTATGACTGTGTTGTAAGGATATCTTCCTCTCTGGCAGTCATATATTTTAATTCTATCTTTCCTGATGATAATGGATTATCTTTTGGATAAACCAACCCATTTGAAGGTAATTCAATTATTTCTGTTGGGAATTTGTAATCTGAAACTTGCGTTTGTGCATGTTGTTGCTTTGCGAGTTCCACCATATCTGAATTAGACATGGGCTTTGATGAATAATCATCTTGTAGTTTTTCACTCATATAGTAATCTCCGTTTTTATAACTTTGTTCGTATATAAATATGAAAAAAATACTTTATAAACAAAAAACCCCACCATCTCTGGTAGGGTTATAAATTTTATTAATAATTCGGTAATTCTGAATTAGAAATTTAGTATTGCGTAATCAAATGTAAGTGTTAAATCTACAGTTGCGATATCTTCTCCAGTATAATCCATATCTGAGAATTTTGCTGATTGAATAAATGCACCTTTTAGTTTCCACTCTTCTACTTTATCACCAACAGGACCCAAACTGTTAAATGTGATATCTTTTTTGTAGAAATCAGAGTATCCATCTCGTCCTGTTACAGATTCATGGTGTAATCTTACCCATTCCATAGCTGCTTGTGCTGCTGAAGGAACTACTGGGTCATATAGTGTAATTGTTAAATCACTCCACTCACTTCTACCTTTTACATATCTTTTAACGTTAATGTGGTCGATAGTGACTTTACCGTTTGTTATTTCTGGTCTACCTGCTGCTTTTACTAAGTATGCTGGGATTCCCTCTATATACATAATAAATCGATTCGACATTTTTGGTTCGAACGATGTAAACATTACTTCTGTTGGGTCTAATAATTGTGCCATTTAATTTCTCCGTTGTTATTCAACTTTATTTCTTTACTATAAATATCCAACTTTTTAAAAAAGATGAAGTTCCCCACCGAAATGGGGAACTAATCTTTAATTTAAGATGGGAATGCAGCGCCAGTCGGTAGTACGTTGAAATCAAGTACAATGAATTCTGCTGTTTTTGCAGGTTGTAAGAAAATCTCACCTACCATAATGTTTCTATCAATTACATCAGGAGTGTTGTTGGTATCATCCATAACTACTCTAAATGCGAATAAACCTTGTCTTTGTTGGATTGATTCCAAATAAGGATTTACGATTGATAAGAAACGATTTCGTGTCGCTGCTGTATTATTTTCAAATACTAAGTAACGAGTTGAAGATGCGATAAACTTCTTAACTGCGATTAATAATCTTCTTACATTAATTCTATCCAATGCGGATGGTTTAGCTTGTAAGGTTTTTTGTCCAAATACAGTAACTCCTTGACCAGGGAACGTTGCGATAGGATTTACTCTACCTTCGTAAAGTGCATCTCTCTCAACTCTAGTCAATCTACTCTTAGCTTCAATAACGTTAGTTAATCCACCACGATTTAAACCAGCTGGTGCGAACCATTCGGCTGCTACTGAATCGTTAAATGCAATAACACCCGGTAGAACTACAGATGGTGGAACCCATACAGGTTTGTTTTTATCTGAATTTAGTATCTTAACCCATGGGTGATAAGATGCTACATAATTTGAATCAAATGGTTGAACTGTGTTTACAATTGTTGATATTGAATCAGCGTATGCTCCAGCATCCATTATAAAGAATGCATCCTGTCTGTCTTCACACATATCTTTAGCGAATGTAGTAACAGATGAATGTAATCTGTGGATTAACCCTGGCAATACTAACATATTAATATCAAATTCATCAGGATTAGATACTGAGTTAATAGCTTTTCTAAATGCTACCGTTCCAGTCGCTGTATTTGATGAACAATCATATCCTTGCGTATTTCCAGCAGTAATATCACCAGTAGTACTTACAATTCTATTTGGTTTGAATCCATCAAAACCACCTTGAAATGGTACTATAAATTTACGAGAGTTAACTGATGTAGTTACATCTGATAATGAAATAGAACCACTATTTGCAGCTGCAGATGATGGGAAATTAGCTCCACTTTCTTGGTTATAATCACCTAAGTAAAATGCCGTTCCAGCTGTTGCTGTTGCGGAATCAGGAAATACTGATAAATAATTTACGTTATCCGTTTTAGATAAATCAAAATTAAATCCAAAAAACTTTTTAGCGTTATATGAACTATTGATTTGTTGATTTGCTACAAATGCTGGATTTGGTAATGTAAATGCTGTTCCGTAAGGATTTTGCAATGCTGCGAATCCGAATGGTACTAATGATACATCAACTGCACCATTACCAACTGCGGTAGCTACTTCAACTCTAATATTTGCTGATAGGTTGTTATAATCACCATTTGTTGATAATTTACCATTTGCATCAACTGTAATATATTTGTCACCAATTACTCTAGCTATATAGTTTGGAGAATCAGGGTTTAAGTTACATCCTTGAAACGTTTCAACTAAATTTGGTCTGATATCCGAATCAACTACTCCTACGAATGGTGAACCAACAATTTTGTCCTGGTCAACTCTTCGTACAACTACTGTAAATGAACCATATTCAGAGCCAGGTACTGAACCTGCTATTTTAATATCTTGAATACCAATTTTAAACTCATAGTTTGTAGCAGTACCATGTGATAATGTATGGAACTTAAACAAATTAGTAGTGTTTCCACCAACTTTTTGAGATGTAATAAATGGTGTTGCAGCTTCTGTGTATGCTTTAGTATAATCAATATCAGAACTGGTTACTGCAGTTACTGCTACAGTTTCGCCTGTTGCGATTGATTCTGATTGAAATATTTTAAAGTTTGATAAAAGATATGCGTTTTCAGAACCTCTTGGGGAGAATCCTAATGCTTTAGTTATGTAGTTATCGTTTGTTGGATTTAATGAAGAGGAAAATACCTTTCCTGTTACAGTTGAACCTGTAATTGTTAATAAAAACTCCGAACCTGTGTTTTCAGATACAGGTAGTGGTCCACTAAATACATCAACATCAGATGTTACAGCCGTTGTTGGGTGTAATACTGCTACAGTTTTAATACCAAGCGTTGATGATGAAATTTGTAATGCTATTGGGTTTTCTAAAGTATACCCATCTTGTCCCAATACCCTAACGATTGTTGCTGTACCTGCATCTTCTAAATAAGCTTGTGCAGTATAAGGTAGGTATGAATCTTCTGTCAATCCTCCGAATACTTGTTGAAACTCTTGATACGATTGTACGGTCGTTGGTACAAACGCAGGTCCTTTTACAGTTGACCCTATTAATGCTGCACCAATTTCACCAATTCCTTGGGGTAGAAACGACAAGTCCTTTTCTCTGGTAAATACTCCAGGACTTACTATTCTTTCTGCCATTTTATTCTCCTATTAATTTCTTATTGTTTATATACTAATAAATACTTCTAAAAATTGGAAACGGTGATAGTTATTGTTTCGGTGTAAAAATACCTGTATTTATATCAAATTCACCATCACCATACTTTTCTTTTAAGTCTGCTGCTAGTGTCATTTCACTTTCTCTTATTTTTATATATGATTGTTGAAGTTCTTCTTTATAAGTCATCAACTGATTGTTTTGGTTAGCTAAAACTAACAATTCAATCTCTAATTCACCCAATTTAACGGTAACATCTGAATAATCATCTCTAAATTTGTGTATTTTCGTTATTTCTTCTTCCTGAAACTTAATTACTTGCTTTTCTGTAACTTGCTTTATTTCT